TTGGGTCTTGGGCATCTCCTCCGGCGCGGGTTAAACCGCATCGGCATCGATCTCAAGACACAAGAGAAAAATCGTATGTTCGCACTCCAGGGGTCGGAAGACGCCAAGTGGGCAACCATCGATTTAAGCTCCGCTAGCGACACTGTCGCTAGACGCCTCGTGCAGCTGCTATTCTCTGGACACCCTAAACTTGATGTATGGTTTAGGGTCATGGAGTCGCTCCGTAGTCCGTTTACGAACTATGGCTCAAAGAAAAAGGACAAGTGGCTTTTAAACCACAAGTTCTCTTCGATGGGTAACGGCTTCACGTTCGAATTGGAGACGCTCATATTCTGGGCGCTTTCAAGTTCGGCCGCGGAAATAGCAGGTGGGGAAGTCGCCACCGTGTACGGCGATGACATAATCGTTTCACATTCCGCCTACGACTCTGTAGTGGAAGCCCTGAGTCATTGTGGTTTCTCCGTTAATTCGAAGAAATCATATAACACGGGGTATTTCCGCGAAAGTTGTGGGATGAATGCTTGGAACGGCTATGAAGTTGCATCGTATAGGCTCGAGAAACTCGATAACCTAGCGGATACATACGCTTTTCACAATGGTTTGCGCAGATGCGGCCTCAAAAGGGCTGCGTCAGTCGTACTCCGTCGAATCCCAAATCAATTGAGATTCTTCGGCCCCGTAGGGGCCGGTGACAGCGTACTGCACAATCCAGATATCAACTCTTGGAATGCGACGCCTCACGGCGTTGCGGACCAATGGTTCTTCTGGGCATATAGGTTCCGAGCTCTCACGTTTAAAGCGGATGAACACCGCTCTATGGCGTATGAGCCCGCGCTCCTTCACTCTTTGAGCACGTTAGTGCCCCTCAGCGATCATCCGGTTTATGCCGGCGGTCGTTGGGGTTCCCAAGGGATTGTTACCCTTGCTAAAGGAGAGTGGACTGTTGGTGAAGTACTAGTGTCCAGAGATCAATTGGACTGGTTGCCTCCCGGCGGCCAGTTCGATCCTGTTTCTGGACACAGAGGGGTTGTTTTGCCCCTCGCTTCTTTGAGCTAGTCTAGCTCATCTCGGCCAACAACCGAGTGGAGTCTCAGCCCTGCTGAGCTAAGAAAAGGGAG